TACTGTAACCGGTAGAAAGGAAGGAAAAAATGACAAAAATGAGGTATCTGACAGCATTAGAATATCTGAGTCAATTGAAAATTCTTGATATCCAGATTGACCAGGATATTGAAAGACTGTCAGAAATGAAACTGAATGCAATTGACGGCGGTGTGATAGATTACAGTAAAGAACGGGTGCAAACATCACAGTCCAGTGACAAGCTCTGTAAGGAAGTTGTCAATTATGTAAATTACGGCGAAAAAATCAATCAGGAGATTGACGAGTATGTAGCAGCCAAGGAACAGATCATCCGGGAAATCCGGGAACTCAGAAATGCAGAATACATTCAGGTACTGTATAAAGTGTATGTCCAGTACAAAAATTTGAAGACTGCCGCGGTAGAGATGCAGAGATCGTACAATAATGTGATCCTGATACATAAACAGGCACTCAAAGAGTTCAAAAATCTGCATCCGAGATTATACTACTTGTGCTGAATGTTGTTAAAAGTGATTCATAGTGATATACAAGAAATTGTATGTGATAGGTATATCTGATATAATATATTGTGTAAAAAACGGTTGCGAGTAAAAAAAAATACTCGCAATTTTTATATTGTCAATTTCTTTTGTGCTGTATGGTGTGCCTCCTTGTACCCTACAGCACTTTTTGTCATAGAAAATTTAGAAAATTCAGAAAGGCGGTGTTGCAGAATGGCGAAGCTTACGGAAAAACAGAAAAGATTCTGTGATGAATACCTGATTGACCTGAATGCAACACAGGCGGCAATAAGGGCGGGGTATTCAGCAAGGACGGCAAATGAACAGGGAGCGAGATTGTTAGCAAATGTTAGTGTTCAGGAGTATATCGCACGAAAGATGGCAGAACGGTCACGAAGAACCGGAGTCAATCAGGACCGTGTTGTCCTGGAATTGGCGAAGATTGCATTTGTGAAGATGACCGATGTAGTCAACAGTAACGGTGAGATCAAAGCAGATGCGAGTCCGGATGATCTTTCCTGTATTGAATCAATCAAATACAAGGAGTCTGACAATGAGTTCGGAGGTAGTGTTGAAAGAGAGGTCAAGATTGGTTCTAAACTCAAAGCCCTTGAACTGCTTGGTAAGCATCTTGGAATGTGGAATGATAAGCTGGATGTGAATGTGACAGCCCCTATTGTTATTTCAGGAGCAGACGCACTTGAGGACTAAATACAGGCAGCCATCAAGTCAATATGTATTTGGTTATCAGAAGTTCATTCTGATGCCGGAAGATTACAAGGCTACAAAGTCTGGTAAGGTCAATGTGAAACTACCGGAAGTAGTCGGTAAGGGTTACGGTACATTTTGGCGGTGGAAAGGTAGATACCGGGCAGTCAAAGGTTCACGTGCATCTAAGAAGTCAAAGACTACAGCATTATGGTACATCACCAATATGATGAAGTACCCTGATGCTAACACCTTAGTTGTAAGAAAAACTTACAGAACACTAAAGGATTCCTGTTTTACTGAACTTAAATGGGCTATACATCGACTTGGTGTTGATGCTTTTTGGGATATAAAAGAATCACCACTTGAAATGACGTATAAGCCAACCGGTCAGAAGATCTATTTCCGAGGTCTTGACGATCCGCTGAAAGTAACGTCTATCACAGTAGATCAAGGTGTATTGTGTTGGATGTGGATTGAAGAAGCATATGAAATTAGTTCAGAGGATGATTTCAATATGCTTGATGAATCTATTCGTGGTGCAATTCCGGAAGGTTCAGACCTGTTCAAACAGATTACAGTAACATTCAACCCATGGAACGAGCATCACTGGCTGAAGAAGAGATTCTTCGACAGTCCGGATGATGAGACACTGGCGATCACAACCACATATAAGTGCAATGAGTGGCTGGATAAAGCCGATCTTAAGGTTTTTGAGACCATGAAGAGGCAGAACCCACGGCGCTATGCAGTCGCCGGACTAGGTGGCTGGGGTATTGTGGATGGTCTGGTTTATGAGAATTGGCATGAAGAAGCCTTTACACTGGAACAGATCAGACAGCAATACAGTATTGATTCAGCATTCGGTCTTGACTTTGGTTATACAAATGATCCATCTGCATTATTTTGTGGATTCATTGACACGAAGAACAAAAAGATATTCGTGTATGATGAAATGTATGCAGCAGGTCTTTCCAATGAGCGAATATATCAGAATATCACTGATATGGGCTATGCAAAGGAAAGAATCACAGCAGATTCTGCAGAACCAAAGTCTATTGATCAGTTGAAGGGCTATGGACTCAGGATCAAGGGAGCTGATAAGGGCAAGGATAGCATCAACAATGGTATTCAGTTCATTCAGGACTATGAGATCATCATACATCCGAGGTGTGTTAATTTCCTGACCGAGATCAGCAACTATACGTGGGACA